TGCAAGCCTGTACCGCACCATTAAGGTACGGATACTTGCTGAACAGGCGCTCAACGATCTGATTTAAGACACGGTCGCTTGCTTCACTAAGATCTAGTGTCGCAAGCTCCCCCGTAAGGGACCCTTCGCAGGCCATTCGCTGATTGGGCGTTTGGTCGTCGAAGCCGAGGAAGTGGTTGAGATGGTTAGACTCACCAATTCTCTCCACGAATAACCGCATAAGACCTTGCTGTATGTACTGCATAACAGTAGGTTCTTGTGCGATAACTCGAGGTGTCTTTAGCGTCTTAGGAACAAGAGTGACCTTCACAGGTCTCTCTTCTCCGGGTTCGAGGAACTCAATGTCCGGTTCTAATTCTTCAACGAATGAAGAGTTAGTTGCGAGAAATTCTTCCCAAGGGAAGAACTCTTGCAAGCGACAGGTCCAGGTTCGTTGGTCGAACTTCTTGTTTCCAAGAAGGTTATCGGCCGTTGATCCTGGACCATGTTTAGGGCGTACTGATTCTCTCTCCCAGACCTCTTGGTCCAGTTGGGAGAACAGCTCCCCAAACAGCAATTCAGCTATCCGGTCAAATTGGAGGAAATCAATCTCCAAACCAGGCAACTGTAGTTGCTCGAGTTCCTGCTCACACTTGATGTACTCCTGTACTGCCTTCTCCTTTCGTGCATCACTGCACTCGAGGAGAATCTTTCCAAAGAACAGCGTTAGCTGCCTTATGGAACGAATGGCATCTACATTAGCATCATCAAGTAGCTTACCGCTACCGCGGTCGAACACGAGCTCCAGGAACACACCTAAGAAATTAGGAAGTTCCGCCATGTCAAGTCCCTTGGCCTTGCGGCCTTGGAATCCTTGAAATGTACGTGGAGCCACACAGCCAACATCGAGACATTCTTCGAATGTCTTTCCGAAGTTGGTGAGGGTTATCGTGTAAAACGAGAACCCCTCATGTTCGTACCGCATCTCAGCCTCGCAGAGGTCCCGATCTACATTTCTGTAGAATCGGGAAGCCTCCTCGATACTGAGATTGGCGCTAGTGCAACATCTACTAGCACACTCGTGTGCTAGCTTACTCCAGAGCAACGTCAGGCTTTTCAGTTTATCCTTTAGTAAGGGGGTAAACTTCCATTAGCCTACGTCAGACTGGGTTGTCTTTTGTTCGCCTTCTTGTCGAGACGAGTACGTAATTACCATGAACCCTAACCCCGATTGAGAGATACGATGGATTATCGTTCCATCGAATTCCGAATCGAGCGTCAGGGGGACACGGTATAACGTAGTCGACCGAGATTCCTCGGAAGGGGAATCCACGTAACAGTACGATACTTCGTATTGTTACGTACGAGAGGATGGCTTCGAAGACCCGAACCTACGACTCACCTCCAAGCAACTTGGAGACGAGCAGGTCCGAGCTGGCCGTGATGGCGGTTTTGAACCCGCCATACACAGCCAATGCGTCCGCGTTTGTGTAGCCCACCGGGGGCCGGTCGATCACGAGGTAGACTGACATCGACCTCTCGACGTTCCGGTCCGGCAGGTACACATCCGCGGAGATCTTCTTGGCATCGAGCCTCAACACCTGACGCCACCGGTTCCCGAACTGGGAGCTGGCGCGAAGGGCGAGAAGTCCGTCCGCAGAGACGTAGTCCGACGTGTACTTACCCGTGGAGACACGGGGAAGCGACACGGCGCCTGCGCCAATGTTGGCAGACTGAGGATCAGCGAACGACATAGGCATTGCTCCTTGTGGTGTTTTAACGGTCGTACAACACGACCCGACTACGAACGGGAAATCCCGAGCGCAGTCAAAATCGACACTTGGAATGGTGACAAGCCATCCCAGGAAATGTCGAACCCATAGGGACTGGCTCCACGTCTCGTCTTTGTTTCAGTAACAAGGACGACGGGGTGGACAGGGAGAGAGGAACCGTTGGATTGCGTTCCTCCCACGTAGGTATAGACATCACGGACAATAACATGCTCCATGATGTAACCATACGCCAGAACATTGCCATCGATGGCAAACCGGGAGATGTTTTGAATAACATCACCGGCATTGCTAAACCAATCGACAGCCCAGCTC